GAGCTTGACTTCTGGTGCTACGTGCATCTTTGTTCGGTATTTCACATACAGTTCTTCGAACACTTCATCGTAATCGTCCACATTCTCCATGACATTCTCGGACCAACCTTCCAATTGAATTTCAAAGGGATTATACTTTTTGTTAATAAACTCGAGACCCGTGACACACGCGATCAACATTCTCCGGCTAAATTTGATGGATTTATCTACGTCTATGCTGTATGTGATTCGCTTAACTTCAGTTCTGAGATCATCGATATTCGAATATACATTCAAACGCTTGTTCACGGTGAAACCCTTCTTTTCGAGGCGACCCAATTTATTCACCAAATCCGCCTTCTCTTCGTCTATAGACTTATACCCAGGCGATGGTCGTTCCTCTTCGGGTTGCATGGAGTAATCACCTTGCATATATGGCTGCTCTTCATCGTCTTGATCGTATTCATCATATTCAATGGGTTCATCCTGATATGGTGGTGGCGCGGCTTGTTTCGTTGGATTCGCAAAAGCATCTATATCTTCCTGAATATCAGCCTGCATCGGTTGGCGGGGAGCTGGTTTATAGACAGTAGGTCTCGGAATACTTCGCGCAGAGCGTGGACGAGGAACTTCGATCTCGATCTCATCCATGATTGCTTGTTCGTTATCGTCAAGCTTCATGATGTTCCCATGACTCCGATTGAGCACGATTTCTCCGTCCATTACTCTGTACTTTGAAACTATTCCAAATTCTTTAACGCACTTTATAATATAAAAAATATTGATTACATAATAATGAACTTCAACGCCACCAATCGCAATACACTCACAGCCATCGCTGTCGTATTTTGCACGTTGTCCGTCTTGATGTCTTTGAGACCAAGAAACAATAAAAGCTATTACCAGCCCAGACCAATCAATGTCGAGACCGATGTATCCGAGGAAGGATCGCTTTTTGACTTGGAACACAAAATTGAATGTGTCCCAGGTTCTGCGCAGTCCGCTTACTACACGAAGTCTTTGACTCCAGGTGGGATATGCGGCGACCAAGAATTTATCAAGAAGCGCGCCGATGCGAAAATCATCGGTGGAATAGGTGGATCTTTAATCTAAGGTATAATTAATGAACACGGTGAACGCGACGCGTCCAGCCTTACCAGATTTTGATTATGAATATCACACTATCAGCATCGATACGATCGGTCAAGATAGCAAAAATACATTCACAGTTCATCTGACGCAACCAATCGAAAACATAGTTCAAGCTCGACTCACCGCAGCGAGAATTGACGCCGCGAATTCGAATGTGTGCCACATTTCAGTCGATGAATTGAATACGAATTATTCGCAAAGAACATCCAACACGTACGGTGGTCAATCGTCGATGACGCAACTTAACCGTGGTTTCGGTACCATCATTCAGGCTGGAACGAACCCAATTATTTTTAGAGATGATTACGACGTCGACACGCAGTACATGACCCCGATTAGAAAAATTGACCGACTCACGTGCACATTGAGAAATGAGAACGGGAATACCATCACGAACGGTGCGGACAACTTTTTAATTTTCAAATTTGTTTGTAAAAACAAAAATCTACCATTCGCCGAATCAGGGCGTTAGACACATATATTTTTTACCTTTCGTTATATTATAAATGTCGACGGGAGTCGTGCAATTAATCGCAATTGGCGCTCAAGATCAACACATTATGGGTGAGCCAGAGATATCATTCTTCTCATCGACATTTAAACGACATTCAAATTTTTCGCAATCAGTTGAAAAACAAACTATTCGAGGAAACGTGAGAGCGGGTTCCATGTCATCGGTCGCCTTCGAAAAAACGGGTGATCTCCTCGGATATGTATATTTGACTCTCGACAACAATTCGCAATCACTCGACACACAGCGTTGGGATAGGATCGTGGAAAAGGCCGAATTGTTGATAGGCGGTCACGTGATAGATACACAAGATGGCATTTTTACTGAAAAAATAGCCATAGATACATTCGCACAGAATATGTCTAAGAGTGCGATGGGCACACACCCGGGTGTGAGCGCTCGCTCTTATTTTTATCCATTTCGCTTCTTTTTCTGTGAGGGACCACAGTGTGCACTTCCTTTAGTGGCACTCGCATATCATAACGTAGAAATGCGTATACATTGGGGTCCGGATGCAGATAATTACAATGTGGAAATGTATGCAAATTACTATTACTTAGACAACGAAGAACGCGGTAATATAGCTTCTAGAAATCAAGAAATGTTGATCACACAAGTTCAAAAAAATCTTCCATCTGGGGAACTCACACAAGATCTCACGTTTAATCACCCAGTTAAATACCTCGCGTCATCGGACACAACGACCGAAGGTGCGCTCACTTCCACGACAAACAAAGTAAAACTCAATATAAACGGATTAGATATAGGCAATTATAAATGGGGAAAACCACATTACATAGACGTTATGAATTATTATCACACAAATTTTGTGAGTTCACCTGATTTTTTCTTATATTGTTTCTGTTTATCTACGAGTTCATTACAGCCAACTGGGACACTCAACTTCAGTCGTTTAGACTCAGCAAAAATCGTGAGTGAAACTACACCAATAAACGACCCTATATACGCGGTTAATTATAACATTCTCAGAATCGAAAATGGCATGGCTGGTCTAGTATACGCAAATTAAAATACGATACTATATTAAATGGTTAAGAACTTACCGACGGTAGAGCGTTCTACCAAAATTAGGTTTGGGAAAAACTGTACGGACGACCAGGGTGAAAATACGATAGTATTTAACGCGAGTAATGTCCAAATAGACACGAGCAATCCTGGGAGTATCTACATGACCCCTCTATCAATTCAGGCGAACTTATACGATACCAATGTGACCATGTTAACATATAATACATACACAAAGGAAGTTATAAACTCCAATGTATTAGCAAGTGATGTTCTCAATTTTAATTTACAAGATGTCACCGAAAATGGAAACACCTCGAATATTAGTATTCATCTAGCGAACACACAAAGTTTGACTACATCCGGGAATGTGTCAATATCCAACACCACACCGCAACACACACTCGATGTTGGATCAAATCTCTACGTTGACGACACCGGTACCGACATTTTACATGTGACGGGTAATGCAAATGTCACAAATAAACTAACAACGAATGATTTGCGCGTAAATGGAGACGCACGTGTATATGGAAATTTAGATGTCGTCGGTACGTTAACGACTCTCCGCACAGAAAATACAACCATAGACGACGCCATAATAGAAATCGGAGCAAATAACACGGTTTCTTCGACTTTAGATACCGGTATCATCATGACGAGACCCGGCACCAGTGTTGGGCTCGGTTTCAGAGGTGATGAGAGTGAGTTCATGATCGGGTTTACACAAAGTGATGCGTCGGACGTGGATTTAGTACCAGACACATCGAATCTCATCCAAACAAAGATATATGGAGATTTGCACGTGTCAAATGCATTCAACGTCGCCACGAGAGCTCAGATTGGATCGAATGTTATCATAGATGACGATGCACCGCACGCGATCAGTGTCACCGGCAATGCGTACACTTCGCGTGCCATATTGGTTGGTTCGAACGTCATCGTGGATGATCTCGCTGAAAACGCGTTGCGCGTTACCGGTAATACTTACACGTCTCGAAAAGCACTCGTGGGTGCGAATGTCGTCATAGATGATTTGTCATCAAACGTGGTCGAACTCGAGGGTAATCTTTATGCGTCCGAAAAGATTACTATTGGTGATAATATTACATTGCATACAAATGCTGCCGATGAAATATCGGTTGAAGGAAACATTCACGCGAGCAGAAAGATAACCGTTGGTCCACACATCACACTGGATACACTCGGATCGAATGTGATTTCAGTTGTAGGTAACACGTATACATCTCGCGCGGCGATCATAGGTTCAAATGTCGTGATCGACGATCTCGCGTCGGATGTGGTCACGGTGATAGGTGATGTGTATGTTTCGAACGCCATCGATGTCGGTTCAAACGTCGTCGTGGATGATCTCGCATCGGATGTCGTTTCTGTCACCGGTAACACGTACACGTCTAGAAAATTGACGGTCGGTTCGAACGTCATCGTGGATGATCTTGCATCGGATGTGGTCGTGGTCACGGGTAATGTATCCGTTTCTAAAGCCATCGACATCGGTTCGAATGTCGTGATCGACGATCTCGCGTCGGACGTGGTCGCGGTCACGGGTAATGTAGCCGTTTCTAAAGCCATAGATATCGGTTCGAATGTCGTGATCGACGATCTCGCCTCGGACGCCATTTCTGTCACCGGTAACACACACACCTCTAGAAAATTGACGGTTGGTTCAAACGTCATCGTGGATGATCTCGCATCGGATGCGCTCACTGTCACGGGTAATGTGTCCGTTTCGAAAGCCATCGATATCGGTTCGAATGTCGTGATCGACGACCTCGCATCGGATGTGCTCACGGTGACGGGTAATGTGTCCGTTTCGAAAGCCATCGACATCGGTTCGAATGTCGTGATCGACGATCTCGCGTCGGACGTGGTCGCGGTCACGGGTAATGTATCCGTTTCTAAAGCCATCGACATCGGTTCGAATGTCGTGATCGATGATCTCGCGTCGAATGCACTCGCGATCAGTGGAAATATGTCCGCCACGGAAGTCATCACATCGAACGTGATGAGAGCGAATACATTCATAGGTGATGGTGGTATTCTCTCGAATGTCACACTTCAAGTTGTGAGTGACCACGGAAACGCGACGTCCAATACGATTCGATTTACCAACCCAACGACGGCGTTGACGACGGATCTGACTTCAAATGTTGGAGTTAAATTAGATCAATTGGCGAATGTGGTTTTGACAAATTACCTCAATGAGGACATGCTCGTCTATGATGGTTCAAATTGGGTGAATCAAAAACAAAATCATACATTTTTGTATGCAAAGGCTGCTGTTGCATTATCTAAAGGTGACGTCGTCTACGCGACCGGCGCCGTTGGTAACGATACATTTGTCGTCGACAAGGCAGATGCGCGTGATCCAACCAAAATGCCAGC